CGGGACCAACCCGTGTTCTGAGATCACCCTTAAATCAGCCCAGTTTTGCAACCTAACGTCTGTCGTTGCCCGTGCTAACGACACTGTAGGTAGCCTGGCTCGTAAGGTACGCATTGCGTCCATCCTGGGCACCATCCAGGCTACGTTGACCAAGTTCCCTTACCTGCGTCCTATCTGGCAGGAGAACACAGAAGCTGAGGCCCTCTTGGGTGTAAGCATCACGGGTATCTTGGATTGTCGTCTGTTGACCCATGAGAATGCGGGATTGGATGAAACACTGAAAGGCTTGCGCCGTATCGCTGTAGACACCAACGTAACCTATGCTGGCTACCTGGGTATCAACAAGTCAGCAGCTGTGACTTGCGTCAAACCTGAGGGCACTAGCAGCCAACTGAATGATAGCTCGAGTGGGATCCACGCACGTCACAGTGCCTACTACACTCGGACAGTCAGGGCTGACACCAAAGACCCGATCACTGAGTTCATGATTGACCAGGGCATTCCACATGAGCCTTGCGTCATGAAACCAGACACGACTGTGGTCTTCGCTTTCCCAGTGAAAGCACCAGAGGGCGCAGTGACCCGCAATGACATGACTGCAATTGAACAGTTGGAGCTATGGCTGACATACCAACGCGCCTGGTGTTGCCACAAACCATCGATCACAGTCTCAGTGGGACCAGAGGAGTGGGATGAAGTGGGTGACTGGGTCTATGCTCACTTCGATGAGATGTCTGGCGTGTCTTTCCTCCCCAGGTCAGACCACACATATGCCCAGGCACCTTACCAGGACATCACATCTGAACAGTATGAGACAGCCATGGAGACATTCCCTAAGTCGATCGACTGGGACACACTGGCTCTCTATGAACGTGGTGATACTACTGTCGGGTCTCAGACCCTGGCTTGCACTGGTGATGTCTGTGAGATTGTAGACCTAACAGCAGCCTAAGCTGTAAACTAAAAGAGAAGACGAAGGTGTTCCACATAGCCTTGGCCACGGTCAGCTGCCTTCGTCTCCTCCCGGATCTTGCGACCCGTATACTAAATGCGCACCAGCGTGGACGACATTCAAGCACTATCTAGGTCAACGGATAGTTGTTCATGATGTGGACATATTGTGTTCTCCCTCAGTTCTACCTAAGTTGACCTAAGGTAACTACTAAGAGACCCCTCTAGAGAGAAGACCAAAGTCTCGACTACTGTGTCTAATCTCATGCCAGGCCTCCCGCACTCCAGAGTAGCTGTCCCCATGATGTCCTCCCGGTCATACGGGTGATACACTTAGGGGTGCGGTAGAGACCTGGTTGTCCCATGGTGGTGGGAGCATATGGCTCACAAACCTCCGTCAACTCAGGCTCATGACCCAACAAGAGCCACTGTTAACTAGGAAACGCCCATGTTGAGGTTCATCATCCGCAAACTCAAGCTCCTGGTCTTAACCTTGCAGGCCTACGAGATGCACTGGTTGGCCAATAGAGCAGCTGAAGTATTACGTCTGCACTCATCGTACCAACTCAAGGATCTTGGTCTTAACAAAGGTGGCATTACCCATGCCGCCCATCATAAGTGCCCCATCTGTCATCCAAAGGTCTGGCAAGAGTGGACCAAGGATGTGTGATCGTCTGTCATCCAAGGTGTGACCAAGGTGTGTGACTTAGGTCCGTATTCTGTACTTAAAGATCGAGCCCTTCAGCCCGACAAGAATTACAGAAGGTCAGCACTAATGACCTAATGTCTACCAAGCGTCATCAGATAAAGTATCCGTTGACCTTCAGTCATCAACGATATCAGAGGCTTAGGCTACCTGGTATCAATCAATGTCAATCAATCAATCCCATTTGGGTCCCCTATCGTCATTCTGAGGCCCCGGTGGGTCAATCAATAAGACGATTTCAAAAGTGGGGACTAAAGGCCGCGTTGTTGTTGTTGTTGTCCGACCTCGTTAACGTGGGGTCCCCCCTGAAAACCAAAGTATAAAAGGAACCCAAGATGGGCCTAGAAACCGGAACCTACCTAGACGCCTTGGTCCCTACGAACCCCGCGTCCACTGACGGTCTTGCGCAAGCTGACGACCACATCCGCCTCCTCAAAAGCACCCTCGCCAACAGCTTCCCCGGCGTATCTGGTGCGGTCACTGCGACACATACAGAGCTCAACGTCCTCGATGGTATCACCAGTTCCACCTCTGAACTCAACGTCCTCGCTGGCATCACAGCCACCACAGCGCAACTCAACTTCACTGCTGGTGTCACTAGTAACATCCAGACACAGATGAACACTAAGGCACCCCTGGCGTCTCCTACGTTCACTGGTACTCTTGTGGCCCCTACAGCAGACATTACGACAGCCAATGTCACCACAGTTGATTTAGGCGACTGGACGGTCACTCAGACTGGCACCAATCTTGTGTTTTCCACAGGTGGCGTAGGTAAGATGAAGTTGGATGCCTCTGGTAATCTCACAGTTGTAGGCAACGTCACAGGCTTCGGTTCTATCTGATGGCACTGCCAGCATCGGGTGTAATATCCTTGGCTGACCTCCAGACTGAGTTTGGAACTTCCAGCCCCGTCAGCCTCTCTCAGTTTTACCTTGATGGCTCTATTGTAACTCCTAACAACACTGGTGTCCCTAACAGCGGTAGCGCCATATCACTTAATGCCTTTTATGGTGTAGCCAATGCAAGCAACGTGATCTACGAGATCATTGGCGGCGGTGGCGGCGGTGGCTATGGTGTAGAGAACTACACAGGCTCAGGTCGCGCTGGTACTGGTGGCAACTCCACCCTAGAAGCCAGTGCTTTCACTACAGTCACAAGTACAGGAGCCCTCGGTGGTCTCAATGCTCCAACCAGTGCACACACTGGTCTTGCTGGTGAAGCCTCCTACTATGGCCCCGGTGGTTCTGCTGTTGGTCAGCAAGGTCAATCACAGCCAGCCCCAGAAGGCAGCTATGGTGCAGGCGCTGGCGGTGCTGGTGGAGACAACGGTGGATTCTTAGGAACAGATGGTGGCGGGGGGCATGGTGGCTCGGCCTCTACCCGTGTTGCTGGCACTCTCACTTATGTACCAGTCGGCACTGTAATCACAGTGACCGTAGGTGCAGGAGGCGCTGGTGGTCTAGGAGGAAACCGCGCTGGTGTGGCAGGCGCTGGGGGCTATGCGCGTCTCCAAGTTGGCAACACTGTGCAAGAGTTTACCTCCAGTGGCACATTCACTGTCCCATCCCAGTAAAACATAAGGAACTCAGGCCATGCCTAACCTACCAATCCGTGGACTAGGGTCCGTGGGCGTGGTCACTGATGTTGACCCCTACAACCTCCCTATCAACGCCTTCACTAGAGCCAAGAACGTAAGGTTCTCTGATGGTTCTGTTCAACGTGGTCCCATCATGCGTGGTGTCTCGGACATCTCCTTCGACCCTGTGTTTGCTTATGGCATCACTTCGCTCACTGGTTTTGACACAGTGTTGGTCGTAGATGATGTCTTCGATGTCCGCGAGTTCTCTAATGGGACCTTTACGACCAGGAAGACGACCTCAGGTACGGCGTCTACTATTCCAGCTGTCACAGCCACAACCCTGGCTGATGTGCAGTACCTAAACAGGGACGATCAGACGCCGATCTCCCGCACAGGATCTCAGACTAACTTTATTGATCTCCCCAATTGGCCGTCAGGGGTGCGTACTACGTCTCTTAGATCTTTTGGCGACTTCTTGTTGGCGCTGGGCACCGTGGAAACCAACGTAGCCTACCCAAACCGTGTGAGGTTCTCAGACCCCGTACTGGCCAACCAGGTGCCTACTACATGGGATGAGACTGATCTCACCAACAGTGCTGGCTTCAATGACCTCGTACAGATGAAGACGCCGATCATCGATGGTGCAACCCTTGGCCCTAACTTCATGGTCTACTCACAGGACCAGGTGTGGATGATGGAGTTCGTAGGCGGTACGTTCATCTTTAACTTCCGCAAGGTCTTTGATGACGCTGGTGTAATTAACCAGAACTGCATCACGGAGGTCGAGGGTCGCCATTATGTCTTTGACCGCGACGATATCTACATGACTGATGGTAACACGCGCACCTCGATCTGCGATGGTCGCGTCCGTGATTACATCTTCAGTGGCATCGATAACAGTAAGCACAATGTCTGCTTCACTATGCACAATACGGATCTCGAGGAAGTATACTTCTGCTACCACTCCGGTGATGACATGGCCGTATATACGGATGGCACATCGTGCAACCGCGCCGCCGTGTACAACTACAAAGAGGACGTTTGGACCTTCCAGGATCTCCCTAATGTAATCACAGGGACTGAAGCCAACGTAAACTCGGTGTTCTCATATGCAGATGCCACGCAAACCTATGCGTCTATCGGTGGTTCCTACCATGACCAGGAGAGCCCGTATGCGAGGCACCCTATCGTAATCTCTACAGTTGGTGGGGGTGTGACCCAGAGTAAGCTCTATGGTATTGACCTCGCGGACACTGGGTCCCTGTCTTTCTCTGTTGATACGACTTATTCTGAGCCCTTCATCCTTGAGCGCCAGGGTATTGATCTCGATGAGCAAGGCTTGTCCCTTAGTGGCTACAAGGTGATCAGTAAGATGCTACCTCAGGTTTCAACGGTGAACTCTGACGGTGAGTTTAGTTTCACCTTTGGCGCAGCTGACATACCCACCGGCACCCCTAATTATGGGTCCGACATCATCTTTGATAGCAACACGTCCTATAAGGTCGATACCCGGATCTCAGGCCGCTATCTGTCCTACAAGATGACAAGCGCAACCATAAAAGACTTTAACTTCTCAGGTATGGACGTTGATCTCCAAGTGACAGGTCGGAGGTAATTTATGTCTCTATCAGATAAACTTAATCTCCTGGTCAACCGCTATGTCCGGCGGCAGATACCTTTGTTGGCAAAAGAGAACCTGGGCAACTACGTCCAGGAGGAATACCGCGAAATCGAGGCTGTCATCCAGTCTCTCGCGGATGCGTCAATCCAAGCTACCGACCGGCAACCCGATAACGCCAGGAAGGGCATGGTTCGCTATGCTGTATCTCCCTGGGACCCTAAAGGTGACGGATCCGAGGGTCTTGTTGTCTATAACGGCACAGCTTGGGTGGCAGTATGAAGCATGACCTTAACATACGATCTGACATCTCCTCTCTTCAGTATATTCTCGACCTTGGTATTGAGCGTGGAGACATCCAAGACAGACAGCTGGACGCTACTGTTGAGCATTACTTTACCCCTGTGAGCGACGAATATGGCTGTGCCCAGTATGCACGGCAGCTGTTTATGCCTGAAGGTACGGTCTGCGTGGGTAAGCTACACAAGCTGCCTCACCTGACTTTCCTGATGCAAGGCCGCGTCTTAGTTGTCTCTGAGAATGGCGGCAAACAGGACCTGGTTGCACCTGTGACCTTTGTCTCACCGGCGGGATCTAAGAGGGCCTTTCACGTCCTCGAGGATGCAATCCTAACGACCGTGCATCTAACAAAGCACGACCAAGAAGAAGATCTCTCAGACATAGAAGAAGAGGTCATAAGCCCAACTTACTCAGCAATGGGTTTGGAGGAACCAGATCTGTCTGGCCTCGAGGACTTTATGCAAACCCACACACTGATGAGTGAAGAGGAATAATAATATGGCATGGATCGCAACAATCGCATCCGTCGGTGTAGGTCTCTACAGCGCAAACAAAAAGAGTAACGCCGCAGACGAAGCAAACCGCCAGAACATGGCTGGCTTCAACCAATACAAACCATACACAGACAATGCCCTGGCGGGTGGGGAAGCTGCCAACGATGCCCGGTTAGCCGCAGGTTTCTACGGTGGGCCTACCTATGCTGGCCCCAATGTTTACCAGACCGGCGCAGCCACAGGTTACGGGGATGCCTCAATGGGCATCATGAACCGTGGTTTCAACATGGCTGATGCTAATGCAGGCTTTGGTGCAAACGCCCGTGGTTTGTACGACCAGTACCAGGGTATGGCTGATGGCGTGTCTGCACAGGGACGTATGGACACTGCAAACCAGTATGCCATGGACAACATGAACCCCCTGGTCAACGCTGCAATGCGTGACGATCGCCGCAACCTGCAAGAGAACACGCTGACAGGCATCGACCTAGCAGCAAGCGGCACAAACAACATGAACTCCAGTCGCGCCGGTGTTGCTGAAGCAGTAGCCAACCGTGCCTACGATGACCGCCGCGCTGATGTGTCGTCCCAAGTCCTTGATGGCCTCCGCACTCAGTCTCTAAGTGAACAGCGCCAAGCATTTGCCGATCAAGGTAACGCATTGGTGAACGCTGGTGCAGCCAATAACTCGATCGAGAATGCCTACAACTCAGGTATGAACACGGCCAGCACAGGTTACCAAATGGGCATGAGTGCCGGTGGTGCCCTCCAGGGTTATGACCAGGATCGATTGAATGATAAACGTATGCGCTTTGAGGGCGACCGAGACTTCGCTTCAAATGTTTACGCGGACTACAAGAACGGGATGCTCACCCAGAATGGTCCTCAGACCACTAACACCTTTGCCGGCAACTATTCTGACCCATTAGGTTCAGCAATTACAGCGGGCACCGCGGGCTATGGATTTGCAAACAGCAAGGTCAAGAAAGGTGAAAATGAAACCTGGGGTCAGAGAATTGGAGGATGGTTCGGATCATGAATGCATTTACTTACGGACGCCCCGCACTAACCATGGGTCAAGTCAACGGGATGCAGTATCCCCAGGGTCAGCCAGCCTTAGTAGACCCAAATCAGCCAAACCCAAAGCCTCCAGCTCTGTCTGGTAATGCCCGAGGTTCATCGAAGATCCCTTCTGGTCAGATAGACATGCGGTCTGAGGGTTTAATGCGTATAGGTGCCGCAGGCCTTCAATCAGCCTCAGACCCTTCAGGGGCTGGCGGTAACTGGATGGCAGCGATGGGCCAGGAATATGGGAACATCCAAGATTATAACCGCGAGTCCGAGAAAGAAGTCTTTGCCATCGAGGAAGCTCGGCGAGTGGAAGGCCAGAGGCGCGCGGATGCCAAAGCTAAGGCAAACAAACCTAAATCCGGTGCCGATATGATCCTGGCGCAGGAAGGTGTAAATGAATTAGGCACTCTGATTTCAGCCCTTGAACAAGGGGGGCTGACTGGCCCCATGGATGGTACAGTACAAGCGTGGTTAGATCGCTCAGGTCTGCGTGATTACTTCGTGGGTAACGATGAAGGTGCTAAACGTGCCTACTACCGCCAAAGACTTGAGAACTTCAGGGTTAACGAGGCATTAGCCGTAACCGCTAACACCAAGGGTGCCATCAGTGACAAAGAGATGGAACTCTTCTTGAGACCAATCCCCGCCACTGCTGATACTACAGAGGCTACCTGGCTGTTACATCTAAGAGAGAAACTAAGGATCAATAGTAAGATCCTCGCTTTTGAACAGGGTGCCGCTTCCGGCGGCTTCTCCTTTGTAGACTAACTCACACTAGGATCTCACATGCCAGAATTTAAGATAAAGATGCCTGACGGGCAAATCAGAACCGTGAGTGGACCTGATCGTGATGGCGCGATGGCTTTTGCCATGGCAAATTACAACCCTGCAACCACTTCAGCCCCCACTACCGCAGCCCCCGCAGAGGTTAACCCAGAAGGTGTATCTATTGGTCGGGCTTTTAAGCGTGGCGCTATCGAGACGTATGCAGGCCTACCAACGGCCTTAGCCGTGGCTGACATCCAGAAATTCCAAGACGCTTTCCAGCTACAGCAGCCAGGTGGTGTCAACGCCCTTGCTTACGATGAGCTGATGAAAACCCGTGTGCCCTTAGAGGCCATGGCGGGTAGAAGCGTCAACCTGGACGTAGACACCCTAGAGGGTCGCCGCAGTGTTGATGCACTACAGGACAGGTACAATCTCAAACCAGGAGAAAAGGTTGATTACCTCCAGACCTTAGATAAGCGCATTGAAAATGCCACTAATCTCCGGTCAAATTCACAGGACGAGATAGACGCCCAATGGGAGCGCATCAAAACTAACGCCCAATACGCCGGTGATTTACAAGACAAAGCCGCAGCAATCCCAAGGGGTGTTAGGGGTGGTATATATGCCGAAGAATACGCCAAGGCCCCAGACACCTGGAAAGGTTGGCTTAGTACAGTAACAAATGACCCTGTAGGTTTCGTAGAGTTTATAGGTGAGACAACAGCTGAAAGCGGCGCTCAAATTGTGGCAGGCCTGGCAACCTCTTTATTGACCAGATCACCCAAAGCCGGTGCCCTTGTCATGGGATCTGGTGGTTTTGCCAGAGAGTACGGCAATGAAGTTGCTAGTTTCCTAGAAGAGAATGGCATTGACCTCTCGGACCCGACTGCCGCCAAGCAGATGTTTAACGACCCACAGTTGATGGATGAGGCGAACTCCCGAGGCGTTACCCGTGGTGTTGTAATTGCGGCAGCCGACTTTGCAGGCCAGGGCCTCGTTGCGCGTGAGTTCTTCAAGAGAAGCCTTGCCCGGCAGGTTGGGGTTCAGATGGGAACGGAGGGTTTGGGAGAAGCAGGCGCTGCCCAAGCGGTCGGTGATGACTTTAGCTTCAAGGACACCATCACAGAAGCCCTTGCCGGTGGTGTATCTGCCGCTCCAGAAGCCATGGTCGCTGGGCAAGCACCTTGGCGCTCGAAGATTGAAGGTGACCCCGCATATGGTGGCGCAGCTGCTGACCTGGCTCGTACCCTCCGCGAAATATCAGAAGCTCAAGGCAACAACCTCAAGGATGTACGCGCCGGTGGTGGTGCAAAAGCTACACTCGAGGCTGCACATGAGAAGATCTCGGGCCAGATCTCGGCAATAGCCACCCATCCAGATGTTAAAGCTCGGTTGTCTCCAAAGAATGCAGAAACTCTCGATCAGCTACTAGAAGACTACGCCGCAGCCGCCACTGCAATCCGCCAGGGTAAGAACAAAGTCAAATCTAAGGTCACAAAAGAGAATGCTGACGCTATCGTCCGCCTTCTAGGTCCTACTTCCTTAGAAGCCGGTCAGCTACAGCAGCTGTTTGACCAGGGGGATGTCCTCACGGATCTCTTCCAGGACGGCCTCAAAGGCGGCGTCAGTCAATTCACGGACTTCCTAAACCCCTTCACTGACAATTCAGGCAACTACGACCCCAACCGCAGCCTCAGCACAATTGGTAGCCTGTATGGCGCATCTGTCGTCGGCCCACTCAAGTCCGCAGGCATTGTCGCAGCCGGTCGGGCCTTTGATGCAGCCACGGGTCGCCGTTCCAAGGTCAACCGCTTTGTAACGAAGCTCGAGGAACTCGTTGGCCAAGATGCTCCCCAGGGTCGATCTCTGATTGCCGATGCCCAACTCGAAAAACAGCAGGCAGAGCAAGCCAAGGCTGACGCTGCGGCAGCCCAGGCGGCCCAAGAGGCAGAAGACGCCAACATCGTCAGTACACTTGCCGGCATGACAGGCAACGCCACAGATGGCAGCCCATTGGGCACTGTCGCGGTCGGCACAGGTATCCCCACAGAAGAGATCCAAACAGTGGTCTCTGAATTACGCTTGAAGCACCCAGCTGACAGCAAGAACCCCAATGATGTGGCGGTCAACAAGGTCCTCGATGATGCCCAGGCGGGTCTTAACGGTGAGCAACGGCCTATCCGGGCTCTAACCCAGCTGGTCAACATTGTTAACGACCACTTAAACGCAAGTCTCATGGACGGCGGCAGTAGCGTTCAGCGTACTAGCCTTCCAGATGGTGACTTGGCTCGAGCCAAAGCAATCCAGATGGGCAATGCGCCCAAGATGGACGCAGCCCCTGCTGCCCAGGCGTCTCCGGCACCAAATGTTGACACAACTGCCCCAGCGCAGCCTACGGTTAACGGCAATCAGACAACTACGTCCGAGAACTACCAGGCAGGCATCCAGGCTAACCGTGACACTGCCTTGAAACTTCAAGAGCAGGTCTTGGATACACTCGATCTCCAGAACCGTCAGGCTACGAACCGCCCCGGCGGGAACCTGACGCCTACAATGCTCGAAGATGAGGCCCAGGCCCTCTATGTGGCACTTGAAGCTGTCCAGACTGAGAATATGCCAATCGAGGCCATGGAAGAGGTCCAACAGCTACTCGTTGATGAGGGTGTCTCCCAGGAGAACGTGGACAAGTTCTATAAGCCCTATGTCGATCGCGTAAAGTTACAACAAAAGCGCAAGGCCTCGATGTTGAAGCAGGCACAGGCCACTCAAGCTGAAATACAAGGTGGACCTGCCGTCAATACTGAGACTGCACCGGCACCCAGTGTCCTAGAGCAAGCCCAGGCTGGACAGCAGCCTACCACGAACCAACGCCTGGCAGAATCTTTGGCCAGGCTTCAAGAGACAGAGGCGCAGCGCACCAGTAACCTAAATAAACCTGTGTCTGACGCTAATTTAGAGGCCAATTCTCGCGTATTGGAAAGCGTGTTGGATGATTACGGTGTCAAAGGCAAGATTACCAACGCAAGCTCAGACCCTGCTGTCGCAGTGTATGAATTAGAGCTGGCTCCTGGGCTGAAAGCCAGCCGGGTGATTGGTCTGTCAGATGCTATCGCACGATCTATGTCTGCCCCATCAGCGCAAGTCAGCACAGTACCGGGCCGGTCGGCAATTAGGATTGAGATACCCAACCAACCTATCTCTGACGATGCCCGTGTTATCCCTGTTCCCTACAACAACGCCAAGATGCAAGAAGTGTTTGGCGTACAGAATCCTGTACCTGGTGGCAACTATATCGACCTTGATACTAAACAGGATGTCACAGGGACCACATACACAGGTGGCTCGGTTAAAGTCGTTGATGGCAAACCCGTCCTAGAGACCAACGACACTACAGCGGAGCCAGCTACCAAAGCAGACGGTCCTAAAGTAAAAGTAAATCTGTTCAAACAGAAAGCTGGCTGGAAGTGGATTGACTACGATGGCCCGGCGACAGTGGTTTCAACTACGATCCGTGGCAAGCACGTCTACAGTCTAGACACAGACCTTCAGAACCCAGTTTCCTTGGAAACATATCCTAACCAGCCTTCTGAGCCACGTTTGCGTCCTACAACCCAGGGCGAGGTGCAGACCGGCAACATCATTGGGAACATTAGTGTTCGGGGTAAGCCACACCCGGTTTACGACAAAGTCACTGTGTCCACTCCGATCCAGGAGGTCTCCCTTGAACAGGGCGTGTATTCTGAAAACCCAGTACCCGCTGCTGATGACAGCCGTACCCCTAACATTGAGGCACCGCAGATAATACAAGATACTGCAATGGGTCCAAAAACCATCGTAGTTGCAGGACAAATCAAACCAGAAGAGCAGCAAGGTCCCCGGAATACAAACCACGGCCTTTTGCCTCACTTACGCACAACAGCGCCTGCTAGGGATGGTAAATCTGTGATCTTGGCTTCAACCAAGAACGCGAATGCTGGCAGGCAAATTGAAGGTTTAACGGAGGTTCTTTCTAGGCATGATGACCCCGCAGGATCACCTGAAGCCTGGTCTGCTTACCAGGGTGATGCCCTGGCTACTTCCGATGTCCCTGTGCAGCCAAATGGTTTTATCAATGACCTCAACAATGGTGGCGCACAGGAGCTTTTAGGTAAACTGACACCAGGGCAAATTGCAGATGCGGATCATGGTTTTGAAAATGCGGCAATGTTCAGGCAGGCATACATCAACAATGAAATTGGCATAGCCGACACAGGTCGTTTGTTTCTTTGGTCATTTCTTTCCAGAGGGGTTAGCCCCTACACCCAAGAAAGTTTATTTCTGGATAGTTTTGAAGGTATTGATCAGTGGATTGAAGCTGCCGCCAACAAGACACTAAAAGAACGTCTTCCTGAATATAAAGCATGGGCTGCTCAAACTGCGCCACAGGGGTCTGGACAACCAGGTGCCGGTGCAATGCACAACCTAAATGCATTTGGTGTCGATTTTCTTATGAAGATGTCTCAAGATGTTAGCCCAGAGGATAACCGTAGTCGTCTTCAGTATATCCACGATTTAATGTCAGACCCTAACACTACAGGTAACCAAGTGCGCCGCGAGTTCACTAAGATAGGTGAGGGTGTCGGTATCGACAATAAAGTAGTGTCCTTCACACTGTTAGTTGCCGGGTACAATGATGTCATGGTTCTTGATAGGGTTCAGATCCGTCAGATGTACAATGATGGGCGCTTTGATGGTATTAACCTTTATGATGGCTACAAAGAAAAAGACCCGAAAGATGGTAAATCAAAAGTAGTAACTGGATCTGGGTTAGCCACGCAGACAAATGGCGCAAAAGGTTTGATGATCTATGAGGCTATGGAGAAATCCCTGTCTCAGCGTCTACCCAAGATCTATGGGGACATTGGGCGTCCAGACGCCGCATCTGTCGGGCGTTACCACTGGGAAACCTGGGTTGCGTCATCTGAGCAGGAGGCGTCCCATGGTACTATCGATGCTATCTTAGCAAAGGCGCAGGGAGACCCTAATCCTCTCGATGGCGTAACTGCAAAAGAAGGTGAATACGGTGCTTATGCTTATGGCGCAAAGTATGGACTTGAAAATGGCCAGCCAATGTTTAAGTACAGCATACCAGATCGCGGCGAGTTCAAGTTCACTGTACCCGATTTCCGTGAGTTCTTGGATGAGATCAAGAAGCCTAAGAATAAGGTCGTACCGGCCAAGTTCTCGGTCAGTAATAGCGGCAACGCACCATGGTACACTAGAGATGGCGTCAACTTAGATGCCCTAGCAGAAAAGGCGACTGAATATGGCAACCAAGTTCCAACAGCTGATGGCCAACTACGGCAAGATCAAGCAGTTCCCAATGGACGGCAACTTGATGCCTCTAGCGGACCCGACAACAGCATCCCCCCAGCCCTCCTCAGCCCCCCTGGGCCAGCTGGTGGACGAACACCCAGGGCCAGTGATGGCGGGGCCTCCAAAGGGCGCACTCTCGCAAGGGTAGCCCTCGCAGCGGTCAAGAAGTTTGTCCCGCCGGTGAAAGCGGCCTTCCAGGTTGGCAAACGTGGAACCCCAGAAGAGAATGGGATCCAGTCTATCGACCAGGCTCTGCGCTTGGCACATACCCTGGGCATCACTGTTCGTCTATTTGACAGCCAGGAAGAGATGTATGCCTCTCGGCTTGCTGCATATGGATCTGGCGATCCTGCTGCGGAAGCCTCGTTCTATCGGAAGGGTCCTGAAACAGGCGGAAAAGGTGCAGAAGGCACTGTCTTTGGTCTCAACCCAGGAGCTCTGCTGAATGACGGCAGTTCCGTGAGTAACATCCAAGCTCTATCTGATTTGCTCCATGAGATTGCCCATGGGATGACTTTGGGCCCCTTAGATCTGAATGGTTCCCAGGTTGAAGACACTCTGTTTACCAACCCCCTGACCGGGGAAAGTGACCGGGCACCCATGGGATCCTTTGCTGGTAGTGCTATGAGACCCCTATTGGAACAGACAGGTGACGCCGACATCATGGCGGAGCTAGATAATCTCCAGATGAATGTGGATACTTACACAACCAAAGATCCTTCGCAGCGTCATGCGGTACGGGAAGTTCGTAAGTTGATGGACAATCTCAAGGATTGGAAGGGTTATTACCAGAAGCAGTTTGATGCCGGTCAAATCTCCCAAGCTGAGGTAGACACAGGCGTGGCCAACCGTGAGGAGCAGGCTGACTACTACACTAACTACATGCAGAGTGTACGCGAGTTGGCTGTTGATCCCGTGTTGGTTTACCTGATCAACCCGAAGCTGGCGAAAGCGGTTATGCCTAAGACGGCTGCCCTTATCAGGCAACAATTTAACAACGCCGGTAACAACAAGGTCAAATTCTTCAACCACCCAGCTGCTATCGTCATGGCTACGGTCATGGCTATGCTGGCCCAGGCTATGGCTGAAGAAGAGGAAGAGAAGCAGCGGATGCAGATGCCTCCGGGTGCTCTAAGTCCCCCACCTCCGGGTATGGGTGCCCTTTCCGCGTAAAACTAATGAGGTCCCTTCGGGGGCCTCTTTTTCTTTGGAGAGCAACATGAATAAAACCGCACTGGACCTGGTTCCAATCCTACGGGCAATTGAGGATGTAAAACACTCGCTCCTTCTGTCTGACGCCCAGCGCCTGGTTATCTTTGGGGAGATACGGAAGAGCGTACCTGAGCCAGTCTTCTGTCCTCAGTCTCGCCTCACGCTCTCAATCATAAACAGTATATTGGAGACGATGGATGGGAGCACCAAACCAGCCGCGAAAGAAAGCGCCAAGGCCACCAAAGCAAGCCCAAAAGGCAAGGCCGATATCAACAAACCCAATAGCAAGACAGCATCAAACACCCGAGGGACGCGAAAAGTTCCGTCAGATGTTGGCAAATCGAAAGAATAAAGGCGGCAGACCCAAGGGAACTCCTGATGGTTACACAGCTGCTGCAATTGAGCCTATCCGCAAGAGGGCCAAAGAAGACGCAGAGAGGATCGTAACGATCATGGCAAAAGAGAACGAAATTGATGACGTGTATGCGATCGAGGCCCTACGGGCTGCTGTAGAGATCATGCGCGAACCTGGTCAAAACCGGGACCGTCTAACAGCTGCCAGGATGGTCCTGGATTTCACTAAAACCAAACCAGCTGCGAAGAGCGAAGTCACCATCGGCAAAGCTGAAGCCTTCCTGGAGTCGCTCCTAGTAGCCACCCCAGAAGAAGAGCAAATCGAAGATGGACAAGAGACTTAAACAAGTTCGACAGAGACTATACGACGACTTTAGTTTCTATTCGGAGGCTGCACTCAAGATCCGCACCAAGGATGGTGACATCCAACCTCTAAAACTCAAGCCTGCCCAGCACATCCTCCATGAGGCTGTAGAGAAGCAGATGGCGTCTGAAGGTAAGGTGCGTATCATCATCCTGAAGGCCCGGCAGCAAGGTCTTTCGACCCACGTTGGTGGCTATCTGTATTTCAACGTGTCGCAACGCAAAGCCTGTAAAGCGATGGTCATCACGCACCACTCAGACAGCACCCGTGCGCTTTTCGATATGACCAAACGATACCATGACAACTGCCCAGAGCTCCTGAAGCCGCACACAAAGTATAGCTCCCGCCGGGAACTTACATTTGATGTCTTGGATAGTTCATTTGTTGTTGCCACCGCCGGTGGTGAGAGCATTGGTCGAGGTGAGACCCTTACGCACGTCCACGCCTCCGAGCTTGCGTTCTGGCAAAAGTCTACGGCCCTGGAGAACTGGAACGGTATGACCCAGGCGGTCCCTAACAAGCCTGGCACTGCTATTTTCGTTGAGAGTACAGCTAACGGCGTCAGTGGTATCTTCTATGATCTATGGAAAGGTGCTGTTGATGGCACCAATGGCTATGTGCCGGTGTTTATCCCCTGGTTTCTCGACCCTGAATATAGGGAGCCTGTCCCTGAGAACTTTGAGCCAACACCTGAAGAAGAAGAGTTGGTTGCCAAGTACGACCTAGACGATGAGCAACTTATGTTTCGGCGGCGTAAGATCGCCCAGAACGGCATAGATCTTTATCGTCAAGAATATCCCGCAGAGCCTTCAGAAGCCTTCCTGACGACCGGGCGGCCTGTCTTCAACCCAGAGGGGCTCCAGAAGAGCCTAGATGAAGCTCCTGATCCAACACAGCGTATGGCCCTAGAGGGTGGTGAATGGATCGATAATACCCGAGGTGAGCTTACCCTATACAAGACGATCGACCCTGGTGAGAAATACACGATCGGTGCTGATGTTGCGATGGGTGTCAGAGGAGGTGACTTCTCAGTCGCCCAGATCCTCGACAGTAAAAAGCGCCAAGTTGCGACCTATCGTGCCCAAGTTCACCCCGACTACTTTGCTGAGGTCCTCTACAAGTTAGGTGAGCTGTTTAACTTTGCCTATATCATTGTGGAGAACAACTCTCACGGCATCTTAACCTGCACTCGCCTGGGTAAAGATATGGCCTATCCAAACTTCTTTACTGAAGTCCAGGTAGACAAGCTGACCGATCGAGAGACCATGAAATTAGGCTTCACAACAACATCCAAAACCAAGCCACTGATCATCGATGAACTCCGGGCAAACGTCCGCGAGGGAGAGATCGAGCTAAACGATAAGACCACAATCCGTGAGATGTTAACCTACATTGTTACCCCTACGGGCGGCATGGAGGCGGAGGGTGGCTGCTTTGACGACACTGTCATGTCTCTGGCACTCGCTAACCACATCCATGAGGGTGCCTGGGAACCAATTGAAGCGTCAGACGCTTACTATATCGAAATGGTTTAATCATGAATAAGAAAGATTATAAGAAACTAGAAGACGACAACATTGTTGCCCTCCTGGATGACAATATTCGCCGCAGCGTAGGCTATTACGACAGCCAGTTATCGCGTGAGCGTAAGCGCGTCATGGATTATTATAATGCAGTCCTTCCAAAGCCAGCCCACGATGGGAACTCCAAATATGTTTCGATGGATGTCTACGATACAGTCGAGAGCATGAAAGCTGCTTTGCTGGAGACATTCTCTACAGGCTTCAAGACCGTTCGATTTGCGCCTCAGAATGCAGATGACCAGCCTATTGCTGAGATAGCCACTGAGTATTGTGACTACGTTGCAAACCGTCAAAACAACCTATTCGAGATCATGCAGACAGTCATCCACGATGGCCTGATAGCTCGGGCGGGTATCGCCAAAGTCTTCTACTACTATGGTGAAGAAAGCCACCTCGAGGAGGTCACTGATCTCACTGAGGAAGAGCTAGACGAAATCCTGATCCAGGATAACGTAGAGATCGAAGAGATTACTGAGGACGTGGCAGGTCTATACTCGGGAGAGCTGCGGGTGACCTCAGATGCATCGAAGATTTGCATCGAAAGTATTAGCCCAGAAGAGTTTATCATCGAGGCCCAAAGTAAGGACCTTGAAAGCGTAAACTTCTGCGCACACCGCACTAACAAAACAATCTCAGAGCTCCGTGAGATGGGGTACGATGAGAAGAAGATCGAGAACATTGGTGACCACTCAGATGTAGACCTGGACACAGACGGTGAGGTCCTTTCACGCCATGAGGAAGTAGGCACTAGCCGTGGGTTCTCAAACATCGGTTACCAGGACCAAGTACGCACTGTGACTGTCTATGAGTGCTATGTCATGATGGACCCAGAGGCCACCGGCGTTGCCGAGCTTTACCGGGTTGTCAAAGCAGGCAACGTGATCCTGGAGATGGAAGCTACAACGATGCGCCCCTTTGTGGCCTTTGTCCCACTTCCTATTCCTCACGCATTCTTTGGTAACAACTTCGCATCGAAGGTTATCCCAATCCAGAATGCCCGGACTGTACTGACCCGGTCGATCCTCGATCACACAATGATCACCAACAACCCGCGTTATATGGTTGTCAAAGGTGGTCTTACCAACCCGCGTGAACTGATTGACAACCGCGTTGGTGGCATTGTGAATGTGTCACGCCCAGATGCGATCATGCCTATGCCCCAGGCGTCTTTGAACCCGTTTGTGTTCCAGACGTTGGCCATGTTGGATGACGACAAAGAAGACACCACAGGCGTCTCCCGTCTAAGCCAGGGCCTTAACAAAGATGCCATCAGCAAGCAGAACTCCGCCGCAATGGTTGAACAGCTGGCAACTATGTCGCAGCAGCGGCAGAAGATTATCGCTCGTAACTTTGCCAATAACTTCCTGAAGCCTCTGTATCAGATGATCTATAAGTTGGTCATCGAGCATGAGACGGAAGAGAAGATCGTCGAGCTTGCAGGCAACTATGTCCAAATCTCCCCGGCGGAATGGGGATCAAAACGTGACGTGGTTGTTGAGATGCACCTCGGTTATGGTGAGCAGGTTGAAGAAGCCCAGAAATACCTGGCACTACATGGTTTGATGTCACAGGACCCCGTTCTGTCCACGATGTATCAACCTCAGAACCAATATAAGTTAATGTCTCATGTCATGGAGAACAACGGCATCAAGAATGTCGCGGACTACCTGACACCTCCTGATCAACTCCCACCACCTCAGCCTGACAAGGCCCAGGAGATGGCGATGCAGATGCAGCAGAAACAGCTGGAACTTCAGGAGAGACAAACCCAGATTGCGGAGCTCAAGCAGCAAATGGACGCACAAATCGCACAACTCAAACTTGAACTTGAAGCGACCAAGGCTGAACGCGGCTTCGCAATACAATCTGATGCGACCGATCTGAAAGAGGCGCAGCTGGAGCACAAGCGTATGACCGATATGGCCGAGCTTGAGATCCTGCGTAACGCTGATGATGTCAGAGGTATCGCATCACCAACCGGCTAACTTAGCCAATCTTAAAGAGAGCAACCATGAACGAAGAAGAGCAACTCGTTGAAACTGGCGAGGCGGCTGAGGCCGTCTTGTCTCAACCTGCGTTCAACCAGGTAGTCAATAACCTGGTCGAGCGATCATTCCAGACTTTCGTTAACACTAAGCCCGACCAGGGCTCAGACCGAGAGTTAGCGTACAACCACTATCGCGCACTTGTGGACGTGGTTGAGACACTGAAACAACAGGTGTCCATCAAAGATGAGATACTTGCGAAAGGCGACACCCGCCAAGAGGAGCTGGACCATGAATAACGTCCAAAACGAAGCTACTTCTTTCGCTGCCTACGACGATGTCGATGAAGCAGCAGAAGCCATCCTAGACCGCTGGACAGACGGCGCAAGCCCATCTGACGATGAGGAAATAGAGGCGACAGCTGACGAACCTGTAGAAGAGACAGAGGGTTCCGAAGCTGAGTATGAAGAAGATGAAAATGAAGACCAAGAGGAAGACGAAGAAACGGATGAGGACCCTGATGAAGGTGAACCAGACGATGAAGAAGTCGATGAAGACGATGATGGCGAGGCTGACGAAGCTGAACTGTCGGACGACAGTCTTGTTGACATCCAAGTCGATGGAGAAACCAAACAGGCATCCTTGAAGGATCTGAAGCGTCTCTATGGTCAGGAAGCATCTTTAACTCGAAAGTCTCAAGACTTAGCATCCAAACGTAAAGAGGCAGACGATGCCTTGCAACGGACGGATCTCAGTTATCAGAAGCTCTTAGAACGGGCAGAAACCCGATATAAGCCCTACCAGGACCTCGACATGCTCGTTGCGTCCAGGACTATGTCGGTTGAGGATTTCTCCGCACTACGCCGGGAAGCCTCAGAAGCTGAAGCGGAACTCAAGTTCCTGAAGGAGGAGTCCAGCTCTTTCTACCAGGAAGTGCAACAAAAGCAGGCAGCCCAGCGCCAGGAGATGGCTCAGGAGTGTATCAAAACGCTCCAAGAGACTATCCCGGATTGGGGAAATGCCTTGTACAATGACATCCGTGAATACGCTGTTTCTGTTGGTCTCCCAAGAGAACAGGTTGACCAATACGTTGACCCCAATGTCATCACTCTCCTTAACAAGGCCCGTCTGTATGACCAGGGCAAAGCTGCTGCCGGTACTAAGAAGGCAAAGGCGATGCACGTCAAAACAGCTAAGGGGAAGGTCCTTCGATCGAAGAAGGCACCACCTTCTACCTCGGACATCAATGCTCGTAAGCAATCTGCTGCGGCGCAGCGTGTCCGTGAGAACAGAAGTCGGAATGGTGACATGGATGATATCGCTGAGATGCTCCTATCACGTTGGGAAAGCTAAGTTGTAACTCATAGTCAAACGGCAAGGAGCCACTCAAATGACTGTTTACACAACTTATTCTCAGGTCGGTAAGGCCGAGGACGTTTCAAATATCCTATCAGATATTACTCCCACAGATACGCCTATGCTGACAATGACGAAGACTGAGAAAGTGTCCGCACGGACGTTCTCATTCCTCGAAGACAGCTTACGCGCTGCAGCGTCTAACGCCAAGGTCGAGGGAGCAGATGCTGCAGATATCACTCTGATCGACATCGTTGAGCGTACCAACAACACCCAGATCCTGGAAGAAACCTTCCGTATTTCTGGTTCTGCTGATGCGGTAAAAACCTATGGCCGAGCCAAGGAAACCGCGCTGCAACTTGGTAAAACTCTCAAGAGCATTAAGCGCGATTTGGAGTTCAGCCTTGTTGGTGTTGACCAAGCAGCTGTCGCTGGTTCGTCTTCCGTAGCTCGTAAAATGGCATCACTGATCAACCAGATCTCTACTGGTGTTGACGCCGGCGCAAACGCAACGGACGCCCTTACAGAGGCGAAATTGCTTGAAGCTGGTCAAACAGCGTTCAACAATGGTTCTGATCCGTCAGTGTTCATGATCAAACCAGCTGACGCCCAAATCGTCGCCGGTTTCTCAGCATCTGCTGGTCGCAACCGTGAAGTCGCCCAGGGTAAGACCCTTGTGAATGTGATCGACCTGTACGTTGACGTGGCTAGCGTACATTAAATCTGGTGAACTCAGGGGAAGCCTAAGTCGAAAGATAAGGTAATCCTGAGCCAAGCCCCAGTAATGGGGAAGGTGCAACGACTATCCCGCAAGGGAGTAGGATCAAGTGATCCGAAGCGCCAGACACTGCGAATAGCGGTGATGATATAGTCTCATCTTATGTGAAAGCATAAGCAGCCGAAAGGCGGTCTAGTATTAACGACACTAGGCGAAGATGCCATGTAGCCCATATGGCGAATACAAAGTTGTTCTCAACCGACACTTAGAGACTTCACACGCCCTGTTGATCGACCCGTCCATGTTCAAAACATGCGTACTGCGTCCGTTCACACGCACACTCTTAGCCAAGCAAGGCGACTCAGATCGCCATATGGTGGTCGGAGAATATTCTTGTAAACACAGTAACTTCGCTGACAGTGTGAAGATCACCGGCCTTTCCTAAGGCCCGTGCGAGGACGCCCTAACTCCCAGGACTTTTGCTCTCCTTTTCCTGGGGACCTGGGCGTCCTCACCTAACCTCCCAAGGATACCCCCATAAATGACTAAAGAGACTAAACTGCACGGTGTGCAGGCTGAGTTTCTGACCCAAGGCTTTGACCTGGTCAAGAAACACACCCAGAACATTTCCCAGGCTTTTCTAGATGACCTGAAGGATGCCCGTAATGAAAGCACCACTCGGCTCGAGGGTGACTATATGCGTGTGGCGTCAATACCAACCGTAGTTGCAGAGCAATGGTTGCGCGAAGGTTTCAATATCTACGAAGAGACCGGCGCAGCGATCGTCAAGCGTCTCCAGGAACAGGATCTGACTGCATTCATGACGACCGATAAGAGGATATAGCAGATGGCTTATAAAACCACAGGCAAGTTCAAGCCCTGTAAGGGATGCACGACACCAATGACATGCGACAAGTTCGGTTGTCAAAAGCAAGGGGACTAGAATGAACAAAGGCCAAATCCGGGCACACTTTATTGCTCTTTTGAACCGTAGCGACTGCACTGATGCTTTGGCCGATACCTTCATTGACCAGGCTATGACCAGGATACAGCGTTTACTCCGCATACCATCTATGGAGAAGCAACAGTCCTACTCAATCACCTCTGGTGTTGCAGTCAGTCAGATTGTCATACCCTCCAATTTGCTAGATATTATAGACCTCCAATACGCAGGCCGCGCCTTGGTTCGCATCCCTATGCATGAGATGGCACAGCTGCAATCTACAGGTCAGGGTGGGAACCCCATCTACTTCACCAGGGAACGTGAGGTGATCAAGCTGTTCCCTATGCCTTCGTCAGGCCAGGTTTATCTGAACTATTACGCCGAATTTGATGAGCTTGCTACTGACGTTAGCACAAATGTAATAACTAAAATTGCTTCAGATCTACTGACATACACAGCACTCTCATATGCTTCCGACTATTTCCTCGATGAACGTGGTCCGTTGTTTGAAAGTAAATCTGGCAACTTCTTGTCCGAGATCCAAGACCAAGCGAACTCCGCTGAGACCTCTGGTATGGCTCAAGTCATGCGTCCCACTTCTACCTACACAGATTGAGGTGCCCCATGGCTAAATCTTCCTTTTATAGCAGCACTGGTGTCACAGCTGACAATCCTGATGTTGACCCAGTTGCCCCAGAAAACTCTCCACTGTTGGACCCAGTAGCCCCTAGCAACATAAGTGCAATCGAAGACAGTAAGAACGCAGCGGCCCTCTCTGAAGCTGCTGCGGCTGCCTCTGCTGCTGCCTCTGCAACCTCAGCATCATCTGGCGCAGCCTCTGCATCAACAGCCACCACAAAGGCTTCTGAGAGCGCAGCTAGTGCCACAGCAAGCTCCACCTCTGCCGCTGCCTCACAGGCATCCAGAGTTGCATCTGAGGCCGCTAAGGTTGCCGCAGAAACAGCCAAGACCGCAGCTGAGACTGCCCGTGACGCAGCCGGTGCATCTGAGGTGGCTTCTGGTGCCGCAGAGGTTGCTGCGGAAACAGCAGAGACCAATGCTGCCGCCAGTGCAGCCGCTGCTTTATCTTCCAAGAATGCTGCGGCCACTAGCGCCACCACAGCCTCCACCAAAGCATCTGAGGGCGTCACTAGCGCCGCTGCATCGGAAGCATCTAATGTGGCCGCGGGTGTGGCTAAGGTTGCTGCTGAGACCGCAGAGGCCAATTCTGAGACAGCCCAAACCGCTAGTGAGACAGCGAAGACTGCCTCTGAGGCCGCAAAGGTTGCTGCGGAGACCGCAGAGACTAATGCTTCCACAAGCGCCGCAACGGCGACAACGCAGGCTGGCATAGCAACGACTAAGGCTGGGGAAGCTGCCACATCGGCAACGTCTGCTGCATCATCTGCCACTGCATCTGAGGCTGCCAAAGACGCTGCTCTTGCTGCGCTAGATAACTTCGATGATCGCTACCTTGGGACAAAGGCTTCCGATCCGACTGTGGACAATGACGGGAATGCGCTGGTCTCTGGCGCTTTGTACTTCAATACGACTGCCGATGTGATGAAGGTGTATGAGGGAAGTTCGTGGGTTTCTGCTTATGCGTCTCTATCTGGTGCGCTACTATCTGCAAATAACTTATCTGACGTTGCTGACGCTGCTGCATCCCGCACAAACCTTGGCCTTGGCACTGCGGCAACTACAGCATCCACAGACTATGCCACAGCAGCCCAAGGCGCACTGGCTGATAGTGCTACACAACCGGGTGACTTGTCCACTGTAGCCACTTCCGGCGCTTACAGCGATCTATCTGGGACGCCATCCCCGTTTGACCCTAACACTTTGGCAACTGTTGCAACCACTGGTGCTTATAGTGATCTGTCTGGCACTCCCACACTGGGAACTGCTGCCTCTACAGCCGCCACAGACTACGCCACAGCGGCACAGGGTGTTCTTGCTGATACAGCTACACAGCCGGGTGACTTAGGAACCGCTGCCACCTCCGCAGCCACAGACTTTGTTGCTGTGACTGGCGATAGTATGACGGGCAACTTGTCCTTCGGTGACTACACTTCTGCCGTCTTTGGTAATAGCAATGACCTCCAGATTTATCACGATGGTAGCGATAGTTATGTCAAAGAAATCGGAGCTGGTCAGTTAATCTTGCAGGGTGCAGCACAGGTAAAAATACAAAGCTCCGCAACTGGCGATGACATGATTAAAGCTAATAGTGGGGCTGATGTCGTACTATACCACAACAACGCTTCCAAACTCGCCACCACCTCCACAGGTATTGACGTAACTGGCACAGTGACAATGGACGGTGCTACAACGTCTGCGAACATTATCTTCGGTGATGACGACAAGGCAGTTTTTGGTGCTGGCAGTGATTTGCAGATTTATCACGATGGAGCATCTGGCACCTCTTATATCCTTGATTCTGGGTCTAGCGACCTTGTTGTCGAAGGCACAAACTTACGTTTAAGAGCTACTGACAACACCAACTATTTTCGAGGCGTTGATGGCGCTGCTACCTACCTTTACCACCCTGACGCAACAAACGGCATTAAACTCGAAACCACCTCCAGCGGAATTGACGTAATTGGCACATTGACTGCTACATCTTTTAGCGGCGATGGCTCTGCCTTAACGGGCTTACCCGCAGGTTACACTAACAGTGATGTAGATACTCACCTCAACTACTCCACAGCAACTACGGGTCAGGTTCTAAGCTACAGTGGCTCTGACTACGATTGGGTTGACGCAGCATCGGGTGCTGGCGGTGGTGGCTCAGATGACATCTTCTACGAGAACGGTCAGAACGTGACGACCAACTACACAATCACAAACGGTAAGAACGCAATGTCGGCTGGCCCTATCACGATTAACTCCGGTGTAACTGTTACAGTCGGCGCTGGCGAAACATGGACGGTGATCTAAATGGCTACAATTAAACTACAGGGTAATGCTAGTGGATCGGGTACTGTAATTCTTACAGCGCCCAGTACTAACTCTACACGGACTATTACACTACCTGACCAAGATGTAGTCTTAGGTGGTGCGGGTTCAATCAAGGCTTGGGTGAACTATTCGCATACGTCAAATGTTATAAGGGATAGTAACCAAGTGTCTTCTGTTACGGATATTACAGCGGGTATATTTACAGTTAATTGGACAAGTGCTTTCTCTAATACTTATTACATAACCAGTGTTATGGCTGGTGGAAATAACTCTTCTACGAACGTCCCCGCAGTAGGCTATAGTTTCGGAGGCGGGGGTGCAGCAACAACGACACTACTACGATCCTTCAACGCAGAAGATGTAGATGGAGGTTTCGTTGATTACGATAATCAAGACGTTATGGCGATACATTAACATGAGCAATTACAGAGTAATCTTTGAAGACCCAGAGCAACCAGAGCAACCCGCAATGGTGCTTGTCCCTAGTGACAACTGGCTAGAAGAAGCCAAGGCTGGGCTACTGCCACCCATCTCAGTTTACTGGGCTTTGCAAGACGATGAGCAACAAGCCATGGCTGAGGGTCGCCACGACACCTTTAAGCATGACCCAGAGAAACACGCAGCACAGTGGACAGCACCCCGCATTGGCCCTCTCACAGAAGAAGAAGCTATTGAGTATCTCATCATGAAAGACATACCCCGTCACATCTGGTCGGTGGAGTACAACAGACCAATGTTTAAGATTGTTAAGACAGCAGATGTACCGTCTGACAGACAGTTCCGTAATGCGTGGAGGTTAGCAGCATGAGTACG